TCACGGGCGAGCCGCCGCATCCGCCGGCTGTATGGCATGCCGGACGGTCACAGGCGAAGCGCGCTGCTCGGCCCATCCTGCCGGAAATGGGTCGAGCAGGCGCGGCAGCGTCATCCCGTCCGGCTGCCGCCCATCCAGGATCGCCTCGACCAGCTCCGGCGCCAGCAGCGTCAGCCGTAGGATCTGTCCCAGATAGCCCCGCTCGATCCGCTCCGCCGACGCCATCTCGCTGATCGAGGCATACCGCCTCTCATCCAGCAGCTTCTTCCAGCGGAACGCCCGGGCCAGCGCCTTCACCAGCGCCGGGTCGCCCCGGGTGGCAAGGGCCTTGTCTTCCGGCGCACCGACTGGCCTGACGATGGTCTTCCGCCCCGGGCGATGGCGGATGCTCAACGGCACGCTGACGGTGATGCTGATGCTCATGCGGCTGCGACCTCTCGGCGATCCAGGCCGAGGTCCCCAGCCAGGCTGGACAACCCGTCCACCCGCAGCCGGATGTCGGCGCCCTGAGGTCCGATCTCCACCCGCTCCACCAGCAGCCGGAGGATGCGCGCCTGCTCCGCCGGGAACAGCTCCTCCCAAAGCGGCTCTAGCTGCTCCAGCGCCTGCCGCACCTCCTGCTCCTGCAGATCCGGTGCCTCCGTTCGGGCCGCCAGCCAGGTGCCGACCACGACCTCGGGCTGCCGCAGCAGGGTCTGCACCTGGTTGACCACCGCGGCCTCGATCTCCGCCGCCGACACCCGACGCACCACCCCAGGTCCGGCCTCACCCTTCAGGGATGCCTGACTGACGTAGTAGCGGTACAGCCGTCCGCGGCGCCTGGTGTGGGTCGGCGACAGCGCCCGGCCATCCACACCAAAGAGCAACCCCTTCAGCAGGGCAGGGCTCTGCGCCCGGTTGCGGTTGGCCCGGACCCTCGGGCTCTCCTGCAGGATGCCGTGCACCTGGTCCCACAGCGCCCGAGGCACGATCGCCCGGTGCTCGCCCGGGTAGACCTGCCCCTTATGCGCTGCCTCACCGACATAGGTCCGGTTGTTCAGCAGCTTGTAGACGTCGCCCTTGTTCAGCGGCCGCCCCGACTTGCTGATGGCGCCCGCTGCCTGCAGCCGCCGGACCGTCTCCACCCCGGAGCCGGTCTCAGCGAACAGCTCGAACACCTGCCGGACCCTGACCGCCTCGGCTTCATTCACCACTAGCTTGCGGTCCCGCACCTCGTAGCCGAGCGGCACCTTGCCACCCATCCACATGCCGCGGGCGCGGGAGGCGGCGAATTTGTCGCGGATCCGCTCGCCGATCACCTCGCGCTCGAACTGGGCGAAGGAGAGCAGGATGTTCAGCGTCAGCCGGCCCATGCTGGTGGTGGTGTTGAAGCTCTGGGTGACCGAGACAAAGGTCACGCCATGGGCGTCCATCACCTCCACCAGCTTGGCGAAGTCCATCAGCGAGCGGCTGAGGCGGTCGATCTTGTAAACCACGATCACCTCGACGCGGCCCGCCTCGATGTCGCACAGCAGGCGCTGCAGGGCCGGGCGCTCCAGGCTGCCGCCGGAATAGCCACCGTCGTCGTAGCGGTCCGGGACCAGCAGCCAGCCCTCGGCCCGCTGGGAGGCGACGTAGGCCTCGCAGGCGTCGCGCTGGGCATCCAGCGTGTTGAACGCGCGCTCCAGTCCCTCTTCGGTACTCTTGCGGGTGTAGACGGCACAGCGCCGCTTACGCACCGGCGCGGGCAGGGAGGCCTCCGGCAGTTTTCGGCGGCTCATGCGCCACCTCGGGCGGGCTTCAGGCCGAAGAAGGTCCAGCCGTTCCAGCGGGTGCCGGTGATGTGCCGGGCCACGGCGGAAAGGGAGCGGTAGGGCCGGCCCTCGAACTCGAAATCATCCGGCCGGACGGTGACCACGTGTTCCACCCCCTGCCACTCGCGCAGCAGGCGGGTACCGGGGAGGGGGCGGTGATCGGCCCGGATCCGCCGCAGCACCAGATTGCCGCCATCGAGCTGCTCTCCCAGCGCCTCCAGCCGCGCCACGGTCTCCGGCCGCAGCCCGCCATAGGCGAGTTCCTGGATGCGGTAGGCGAGGCGGCTCTGGATGTAGCTCCGGCTGAACGGCGGCGGCTCCTGGCCATAGAGCTCGCGCCACTGGCGCTTGAGGTGAGCGATGGGCGCGGTGCGGAGGGCGGTCAGGCGGCCGAGCACATCGGCGGGCGGGATGGCGGGGATAGTTAGTGCCGGAGGCGGAGCACCGGGTGCTGACGGTGAGCTTCTGGTCCTGCGGGCGGTAGCGCGTGTCATGTGGAACTCCAAGTTGTGGGAGACACAGGACCGCTCTGCTGAGCAGAGAAGTGTAGCGAAACCTCTCCATGCTCGCAGGCTCGTGCAGCATCTCGCGACAGATCCTCGCTGGTGCGGCTGCGGAGCCGCAGCAGGCCGGCAGCAAGGAGGGCGCAGACCTCACGGAGGTGCGGGGGGAGGCGCTGGGCAACGGTGGCATTCGTTACCCTTCGGGTGCCGGTATTGTGCCTCACGTGAAGGACACCCGAATCGGGAGCAAGTGGTAGATCCAACATCTTGGCAACAGCTTGCGAGGCCTCCATTGCCGAACACGCGTTCTAAACCGCCACAGACCCCTCCGGTGCGCTTGCGGGATGCTATTCATCAGCTCACTGATCCCGCACTGCTTGAGGCATGGCGCAGCGCCCAGATGCTTGTTGAACTGCCGTACATCTTTACAGTCAATCTTCCAGCGCCTCCGCCGCCGGATGAGCTCGAGAAGATCGAGACGAACAATAAGACCCACGATAAGATTTCTAAGCAGAAGCGATTGACTCGCGAAGCTGTACAGCAAGACTTTCGCCAACGTGTGGGGTCCGGCGAAATCATCCTGGAAAGGCTTCAGTACCATCCGACGCTGGAGCGGCAACGGACGATCATTCCAGCAGTCTGGAGCAACATCCTGCACATCCTCTTCGAAAGGGATCAAGTGCATGCGGCGCGGATGCGGTTCCGCGAAGTCGTGGCTTGGCGCGCCCCTCATGTTGGAAGGTGGGTTGAAGCAGTCGGACTCGCATGTGCAAGAGACACCGTCTCGGCCAAGCCCGTGCGCCCGCGTGGACGAGAGAGTGCTGTGCCTGTTATCGAGGAGGATCTGAACCTGCATTGGGCCGAGGATCAGCTGCGGCGCAATCGGAGTGGGCGAGATCATCCGGTCTGGTCCGAGTTTGCACGCATCATCCACAAGCGAATCAGGAAGCGGTACCCGACAAGCCAGCATAAAGTTCCGCATGAGCAGACCATCCGTAAGCATCTGCCTGAGATCTACGCGCGCTTGCTGCGCGATAAATCTGCGCGATGAGGGATCGTCCAACGGAATAACGCGCAGCGGATTTTACGCGCAGCCAGGCTCACCACTCTTGCTGCATCTCGATCCCCTGCGAGGTGCAACGCATGGCTACTTCCTCCCTCAGCCACTCTTATCCCCGTCATCTGCGTCAAGCTGAACTGGCGCAACGATGGGGCATCAGCCCGCGCACGCTGGAGCGCTGGCGCTGGCTCAACCAAGGTCCACAGTATCTCAAGATCGGGGACCGCGTCGCTTACCGCCTGGAGGACGTGCTCGCCTATGAGACCGCCAGGCGGCGCAGCACCCAGGAGCAGGGCGAGCCGCCGCCGCTGCCCGAGGCGGAGCGACTTTCGCGGGAGATTCCGAAGTGACGGAAAGCCGCAGAGAGACGTCGCCGCGGCCTAGCCCCCCTGCCGCTTCTGCCATGCTGGCTGACCGCATCCATGAATTGACGGAGGCGCTGGTGGACGACGAGCCAAGCCAGCGCTCCGGCACCGCCTTGCGCTTCCGCTCCCGCGGCAGTCTGCAAGTTTGGATTGCGGGCGAGAAGCGGGGAAAGTGGAGGGACCACGAGGCCGGCGAGTACGGCGACGCGCTGGCACTGGTCGCGCATCTCCTGCGATGTTCCATGCGGGATGCTTATGGCTGGGCGCTCGAGTGGCTTGGATCTGAGCGGGATCAACAGCAGACGGCGCGGGAGCCCGCCTCGGCCTCGCGGCCTCTGCCCAGTCGAGGGGCGCAGCCTCATGGTCGCGACGGTGTCGAGCTGGCGCGGCGCGTCTGGAACGAGGCCGTCGGCGCCTTGGGGACACTGGTCGAACCCTACCTGGCCAGCCGGGGTCTCATCCTGCCGCCCAGTGCCCCCATCCGCTTTCACCCGGCTTGCCCACGCGGCATTGAGCGTCTGCCGGCAATGCTCGCCAGGATGAGCCACCCTCTCACCGCCGAGTCCTGCGGTGTGCATCGAACTTTTCTGGCCCGAGACGGCTCCGGAAAAGCCGAGGGGCTGGCCAAGATGATGTTGGGACATGCCGGTGTGATCCGCCTCGTCCCCGACGAAGACGTTGAACTCGGCCTTGGCTTGGCCGAAGGCATTGAAACCAGCCTGGCGGTGATGCAGGAATTCGGCTGGCGGCCCGTCTGGGCGGCGGCCAGCGCAGGGGCCATTGCTGGCTTCCCGGTGCTGCCGGGCCTGGAAGCGCTCACCATTTTCGCCGACGCAGATGATGGTGGGGTTGGCATGAGAGCAGCCACCGCCTGCGTCAAGCGCTGGACCGAAGCCGGCGTGGATGCCCGGATCATTGCCGCGCCACCCGAGCATGACTTCGCCGACCTCGTGGTGAGGGCCGGTTGATGGACACTGCTTCGCCAGAGGAGCGGCTGCGGGGGCGCGGCGCCAAGACGCAACAAGGGGCGGTGCCTCGCCTGGTTCTGATCGACCCACGCGAGTGGAAGGGCTTCGCTCCGCCACGTCAGTGGGTGGTGCGGGATTGGATACCTTCCGAAACCGTTACGGCGCTCTACGGAGACGGCGGGATCGGCAAGAGTCTCCTGGCCCAGCAGCTGCTCACGTCGATGGCCTTGCGAATGCCGTGGTGCGGCATGGATGTGTCTGGTGGCAGAACCTTGGGAATCTTCTGCGAGGATCCCGTGTCAGAGCTGCAGCGGCGCCAGGAAGCGATCAACCGATATCTTGGCGTTCGGATGGCAGACTTGGCCGGACTGCGTCTGCTGTCGCGACTGGGCGAAGACAATGCGATGGTGTCTTTCGACCGGGAGAAGCGGAACCTGACGGAGTTTGCACAGCAGGTCTCCGCCGCCTGCGACGACTTCAAGCCCGCTCTTCTCGCACTCGACACTGCGGCAGATCTTTATCCCGACAATGAAAACGACCGCAGCAAGGTCCGGTGGTTCATCGGGTCGCTGGCGCGGCTCGCCAGCAAGCACCGTTGCGGCGTCCTGCTCCTAGCGCATCCGTCGCAATCGGGGCTCACCACCGGACAGGGAACGGGTGGCAGCACGGCCTGGAACAACACCGTCCGGTCCCGCCTGTACCTCGACCTTCCGAATCCCGCAGGCCCGGATGCGCGCCTGATGCGGCGTATGAAGGCCAATTATGCCGCGCGGAGTGGTGAGGTGCGGCTGCGCTGGAAAGACGGTGTGCTGGTGCCGGAGGCGTCGGAGGCTTTCAAGGATGGGGTGCCATGGGACACCATCCGGGCCTTGTTTCAGGCGATCGATAAAGCCTGGAAGGAAGGCAAGCCGCTGTCGACGGTGAAGCAGACGCGCGGGAGCGGCCGCTACTTTCCTGCCGTCGCGCGCAAGCTGCATCAGGTGCCCGAGAAGCAGGCCGCTCAGCTGGTTGAGGATTGGATCATCAACGGATACCTCGCCATCGATCTGGCGAGCGCGAAGAACCACGCCCGCGGCCTGAAGGTGGTTCGGTGGTTGGGGCCGCACGGTGCGGAGATGCCATCCGCGGACTGCTAAGAGGGATACTCGGAGGCTGAGGGGTGGCGAAGGCTCGCCTTTAAGGTATTGATATTGCAGGGCGAAGGTCCGGCGAAAGGGTCTGGCGAAGGTGGCGAAGGTCTGCTGTAAGCCGTTGTCCGTACGGGCGAAGGTTCAGCGAAGGTCGGCGAGAGTATGTCCCCCATACCCCCCACGCACTATCGCGCGCCCAGGAGGGCGCCGCGAGTGCGTTGGGCGGGAAGGATCAGCGCGCCGTGCGGCGAGACACGCCGCGGCGAGCCGAGTGCGAGTACGCCGCTAGGCCGACTGCTCCAGCAATACGCAGCTTGCGAGGCACCCTTCCTGAGCGGGAGCGGGCAAGCGTGACAGTCGAGCAAGTCAGCACCTGGTGCACTGACGCAAACGGAAAGTGCAGGAAATTGACCCAAGGCGGCGGTGTTGACTGACGCTCTTGAAATGTTTGGCTCGGACAGCCAAGCTGACGGCGTCACACCGCCACCGGTATGAACGCGAAGGGTCACCTACGTACCGTGGGGGCTTGGAAGAGCGCGATGTAATTCTTGGACCCGAGTTTCGGCTCGGCTTGGAGACAAGCATGCACTCGAAATTGCTTCAGCGTCGCCGCAGCGAGGCCGCCCACCGACAAGAGTTTCGCTGCTGGTACTGCACCTTTCCGATCTGGGATGCGGATCCTGAGGATTTTGCTCGTCGCCACCATTTACCGGAAGGGCTTCTGCCCAGGTTCCGCTGCACGGCTGAACATCTCTTAGCCAAGTCAATGGGCGGGTCCAATGCTGCCTCCAACATTGTAGCAGCCTGCGCGTTCTGCAATCGTACTCGGCACCGGCGCAAACGCCCGCCGGCGCCTGACCAGCACCAGAAGAATGTGAAGAAGCGCATTAGTCAGGGGTGCTGGCATCCTCCACAGGTACACACAGTTCTCAGGATGCAGATGCGAGGCGCCTGAGCAGGCTCGCACCTGAATGAACCTCGCGTGAGGCCTGATTAAGGACCAAGAGGCAGATGTTCGAGTTTGTCGAGGATGTGGTCGGCAGGCTTGCCCTAGACGAAGGGGCTTGAAGTGGCGTTGTGCTCGCGGATGTAGCGGGTGATGGCCTGCTCGAGATCGGCGACGGATTGGAAGACGCCTCGCCGGAGGTGCCTTCTGGTCAGGGCTGAGAAGAAGCGCTCGGTGGCGTTGAGGAAGCGGACGGACTCCTGGTGCCGATGCTGCGACTTGCAGTGGCCCAGCACGGTGCCATCCTAGATACTGAGCACGGCGAACAGGGTGGTGTCGCCGTTGCGCTTATAGTCGTGCGTCATAGTGCCGCACTGAGCCGACTTGAGCGGCAGCCCGAACTGGGTGCGGGCGAACGTTTGGATCTGCGACTCCTCGTCGATGGACAGAACCACGGTGTGCATCGGCGGGTCCATGTAGAGGCCGACGATGTCTTCAACCTTCTCAGCAAAGACCGGGTCATTGGAGCGTTTGAGGGCGTGCAGTCGGTGCGGCTGCGGCCGATGGGCGTTCCAAATGCGCTGCACCGAGCGCAGACTGAAGCCGTTGGCTCGCGCCATCGCCTACCGATCCAGTGGGTGGCTTGGCCTTGTGGTTTGGAGCAGGTAAGCGCCAGCACCTTCGCCACGGTCCCGGTCGGCACCGGCGCTCTGCCAGGCGGACGGATCTTGTCGCGGAGCAGGTCGTCCACTCCAGCCTGAGTGTAGCGTGCCTGCGAACGCCACACCGCCGGCCGGCTTGCCGCGGCCTGACGGGTGACCTCGCCGGCGGCCACCAGGATATGATCCGGACACGCTGAACGTGCTTCTGCAGGCGGTTCCGGTCAGCGATGATAGCCGCTAGCCGGGCGCGATCACCCGCATCGACAATGGCGCACACATCTTGGACCATTCGCCCAATCCGGCATGCCTCGGCAGGCAAGTGAATCGTCCACCTGCGTCACTGCACTAGCAGTCACGGACAGGTCGCGTGTTACTTCATACCATGGGGATGCTGCTGGAGAGCCAAAGTGCTGGGTGAGCAGACGCAGATCCGTCAGTTGCGTAAACAAAGGAAGCAGTGCGAAAACATGTCGTGTGGCGGCGTTGTTGCGCAGCGGGTATTCTGCACAAGCATTCCGCCGGAGGTTTGATGCCTCTTCGTCCACCACTGCACCGCCCGCCGCACCACGACCCGCAAGCCACGCGGCGCGCACAACTGCGGACACCTGATCGGCAGCGCGGTTCGGCCTCGTCCCGCGGCTACAACGTTGCGTGGCGGCGGCTGCGCTTGGTGGTGCTGGCCGAAGCGCCACTCTGCTGCTTCTGTCAGGAACGCGGTCGGGTGGTGCCGGCGACGGAGGTTGATCATATTCAGCCCGTCTCGCTCCGTCCTGACTTGCGACTGGTGCGCGAGAATCTCCGCGCGACCTGCCGACCCTGTCACTCCGCGCTGACCGCGAGCGGCATCCAGCGGCGGGGTGGATCACCGTGACCGTGGGGGCGGGTCAAAACTCGCCGGTTTTCGTCCGGGGACCGCACCCCCCGCAGATTTCTCACGATTGCACATTCGACCGATTTTCGGAGCCGGAGATCCCCAGCATGCAGAGCCCCGCTTGGCCGGCCGATCAGGTGCAGCGCTGGCCCCTGACGCGTCTCACGCCCTATGCCCGCAACGCGCGCACCCACTCCGAAGCGCAGGTGGCGCAGATCGCCGCCTCCATTCGCGAGTGGGGCTGGACGATGCCGGTGCTGGTGGGTGAGGACGGCACGGTCATCGCCGGGCACGGCCGGGTGCTGGCGGCGCAACGTTTGGCACTCGCCGAGGTGCCGGTGATGGTGGCGCGCGGCTGGTCCGAGGCCAAACGGCGAGCCTATGTGCTGGCCGACAATAAGCTGGCGCTCAACGCCGGATGGGACGAGGCGATGCTGCGGGCCGAACTCGCGGACCTCGCCGGCCTCGGCGCCGACCTGTCGCTCGTGGGCTTCAGCGAGGACGAGGTGGCGGCGCTGACCACCGAGCCGAGTTCGGGCCTCACGGATCCGGATGCGGTGCCCGAGGCGCCAGCGGTGCCGGTCAGCCGCCTCGGCGATGTCTGGCAGCTCGGCCGGCACCGCTTGGCCTGCGGCGACTGCACGGATCCTGATGCGGTGAGCCGCGCCCTGGACGGGGTCACGCCACACCTGATGGTCACCGACCCACCCTATGGCGTCGATTACGACCCGTCCTGGCGCAACGCCGCCCTGGAGGGCAGCAGGACCGCCCGCACCGGGAAGGTGCTGAACGAATCGGGCCGATTGGCGCGAGGCCTGGGCGCTGTTCCCCGGCGCCGTGGCCTATGTCTGGCACGGGGCGCTGCACGCCACCACGGTGGCCGAGAGCCTGATTGCCAGCGGCTTCGCCATCCGCGCGCAGATCATCTGGGCCAAGGACCGCCTGGTGCTGGGACGCGGCCATTATCACTGGCAGCACGAACCCTGCTTCTATGCGGTCCGCGACGGCGGCAAGGGCCACTGGTCGGGCGATCGCAAGCAGACCACGCTCTGGTCCATCGCCTCGCGCGACCAGGATGCGACCACCACCCACGGCACCCAGAAGCCGGTGGCGTGCATGCGCCGGCCGATCGAGAACAACTCCGCGCCCGGCCAGGCGGTGTACGAGCCGTTCTCGGGCTCCGGCACCACGCTGATCGCCGCCGAGATGATGGGGCGCGCCTGCCACGCCCTGGAGCTCGACCCGACCTATGTCGACGTGGCGGTGCTGCGCTGGCAGGCCTTCACCGGGGAGCAGGCGGTGCGGCAGAGCGATGGACGCAGCTTCGCCGAGGTGCGGGTGAAGCGGGCGCCCATGGCCGCGGAGCCCGCCTGATGCCGCGCTCCGGCCCCAAGCCGATCCCGACCCGGCTGCACCAGCTGCGCGGCTCCTTCAACGCCACGCGGCACGGCCGCGACCGCGCCGGCGAGCCGGAGGCGGAGGGCGAGCTCGGCGCCGCCGCGCCGGAGTGGATGAGCCCGGGTCAGCGGGAGAGCTGGGCCTACGCTCTGGCGCATGCGCCGCAGGGCATCCTGCGGGCGATCGACCGCGGCGTGCTGGCGATCTGGGTGGAGGCGGAGGACCGGCACCGCACCGCGGTGCAGCAGCAGGCCAAGCTGGATGCCGCCTCCTCCCTGCCGCTGATGACCCGCGGCAAGGATGGCCAGCCGATCGCCTCGCCCTATCTGCGCATCATCCGCCAGGCGGCGGAGACCATGCTGCGGGCGGCGGGCGAGCTGGGGTTCAGCCCGGCCTCGCGGCCGAGGCTGGCGCCGGGGCGGGCAGAGGAGCCGGCCAGCGAGAGCCCCTGGACCCGCCTCAAGCTGATCCATGGCCGCCAGGACGCGTCCTGAGCCCTGCCCGGGGGTGGCTGCCGCCATCGCCTATGCCGAGGCGGTGGTCGGGAAGGACATTCCCGCCTGCGGCTACGTGCAACAGGCGGCGGAGCGCTTCCTGGCCAACAAGGCCGCAGCGGAGGGGGAGCAGGGGCCTTGGGCCTTTCGCCCCGACCTGGCCGAGGCGGCGATGCTGTTCGCCGAGCAGCTGCCCAACATCAAGGGCCCGGAGGCCGGCCAGCCGCTGCGGCTGATGCCCTGGCAGCGCTTCGTGTTCGCCAATCTGTTCGGCTTCGTCGAGCGCGGCACCACCACGAGGCGGTTCCGCCAGGCGGTGGTCTACGTGCCCCGCGGCAACGGCAAGACCACCTTCGCCGCGCCGATCGCGCTCTACCTGAGCTTCATCGAGGGGGAGGGCGGTGCCGAGGGCTACGCCGCCGCGGTGACACGCGACCAGGCCCGCATCCTGTTCGACGCCGCGCAGCAGATGGTCCGCCGCAGCCCGGAGTTCCGGCAGGCCTTCGGCGTGGCGGAGCGGGCCAACGCCATCTACCAGGAACACACTGCCAGCCGCTTCGTGCCGGTCTCGTCCGACGCCAAGTCGCTCGACGGCTTGAACGTCACGGTCGCCGTGTGCGACGAGCTGGCCAGCCATCGCACCGCCCTGGTCTACGATGTTCTCCTGACGGCGATGGGCAAGCGCCGCCACCCGCTGCTGCTGTCGATCAGCACCGCAACCGGCAACCACAGCGGCATCGGCCGCCAGATGTGGGACTACGCGGTCCGGGTGCTGGAGGGGCTGCAACAGGATGAGCGGCTGTTCGCGCTGATCTACACCGCGGACGAGGCGGATGACCCCTGGGACGAGAGCACCTGGATCAAGGCCAACCCCTCCTGGGGCCAGGCGGTGCAGCCCGATGCGATCCGCGCC